CGCCCTTCTGCCCCGTCAGAATGTCCTTAAGGGGCTTGGTAGCGCCGTCGATCATCTTGAACAGCACCTGTAACTTTAGGTCGCTACCAGCCATTACTCATTCCCTCCTGTGTGCCTGATGCGCGCCCGTTCGCGCCATTCGGCAAGCTCAGTCAACGTGAATTCCTGCATGTCGCGAAGTGATATACCGGGCATCACGACTGCAATGTCTGCCATCGCGTCTTCGACGCGGTTGGGCGCGCCGTGTTCTAGCTCGCCCGCTTCGGCAACAAAAAACCGGCGAACACGACCCCCACTTGAACGAGGTCAGCCGGGTCCATGAAACGCACGTCCATTTCGGTGATGGTCGGCTGACAGATACGCGGCAGCACCTTCGCCAGCGAATCCACGTCGAGATTCACGAGTGCATTGAGCGTCGTCCCTCGCAGCGCGCCTGCGTTCGGCTTCGTCAGCGTAAGAGACTTGATTTCGTTGTCGCCCTGCTTGATGGGCGTATCGAGTTCGACGGTGCCGGTGTTCGTGTTTTCCATTTGAATAATCCTGTTCGAGTGCAAAAGCACAGCTAAGAAAGAAAGGTGTGGTGATGCGTGCCCGGTTTCCGTCCAGGCACGTCATGTGTTACAGGCCGAGCGCGCTTCGCAGGTCAGACATGAGGTCGCCGCCGCCGTTCTTCTCGATCATATTCACCACGTCGATTTCGTACAGCACCGCGCCATTGAGCGACAGCTTGTAATACGTGAGCGTCATCGTCGTCTTGAATTGCGTGGTGTCGCCCGCCTTCGCGCTGCCCATATCGACCTCTTTGTTTCGGCCTCGCGCAATGATTTCCACGGTGTCGTGCTTCGCATCGCCTTCGCGGCGATACCCGCCCGTGTAGCGCATCTGTACTGCGTCGTGCTGCAACGCGCCGAACTTGGCGAACACGTCTTTCATGAATCCGCCATAGGTCGCGTCGAGCGTCATAACGCTCATGCCTTGGTCGAGTTCGATCGAACCGCCCATGCCCGCGCCGCGATACTCTTCCATTTTGCGCGTCAGCTTGGGCAGCGCGATTTCCTGCGCCTCGCCCATGTAGTTATTCCCGTCCAGAAAGACGAGAAAGTTTTTGAGTGTGCTAGGCAATGCCATCGTTTTATTCTCCTGTCAGGTGAAGTTTGCGGGCCGAATATAATCCGCGCCCGCCGTTGTCTTGTTAAGGCTTACGAACCTGTGTTGACCGTCGATGCGAAGTTCATCAGGTACGTGTCCGTCACACGCTGGTTGAGCGTGATGTTTTCCAGCGACGGGACAGCCGTGTACGCATACGAAACGATGAGCTTGCCCGCGTTGAGGTCCGTTACTTCGTTCTCCGCTTCGTCGTACCACGCCTCGCCGCCCATCAGGTAGCCTGCCGTGGTCATCGCGCGAAGCTTCGCATTGATGCCTTCGATCATGTCGCGCACGAGGCCCGCCGACAGCGGCTTGTCGTTGTATAGCATCTGAGCTTCCGCCATCGTGTCGGCCAGCACTTGCGCCGTACGCGTGTATTGCTCGAATGCGAACAGCGGATCGTCCGAACACGTACGCGAACCCCAGAAGCGGAACCCGTCTTTCTGGATCAGGGTCGTTACCTCGTTGCTGTTGAGGTAGCCTGCATCGGTGTCCGGGTCTTGCAGCGCCCACGAAACGGCCTTGCTGATGCCCGTTACGCCATTCACGGCGACATTCGAAATATTCTTGTGCCAGCCAATGTCGTTGTCGAGCTTCGCACGCAGGCCCATTGCGACGGCGACCGCCGACACGTCCACCGTGGCCTGTGCATTCACGTCGAACCCCGTAAAGTCCGGCCAGATCACCATTACTTCGCGTTGGCCGAATTTATTCCGGTACGAAGTAACGGCTTCTTTCGTGACTTCCGTTTGCCCGCCTATCGGCGTAGCTCCGTTTCCGCTCACGTACGTGAAGGCGCGCAGCTTCTGAGCGATGGCCGCAAGCGCCTGCGCAACCGGCTCCGTGTCGTGATAAGGAACGCCGAGAATACGTGGCGTTACGCCTAGCAGCGACTGTGCGGACAGCAGCGCTTGCAGGCCCGTATAGCTTCCATCGGGCAGCGTATTGCCGATGACATTCGAGTCCGTCTCTGCCGATGTTTCGCCCTCTTCGACGCGCACCACGACCGTGAGCGGCTTCGATTGCGCCGCAATGGCCGTCAGGGCCTTCGCAAGCGTGCCGAGCTTTCCGGCCTTGCCAATCGCCTGCTGAACGTTGGTGAGCAGCACGGGCTTGTTAAGCGGGAACGCCGTGGCGTCCGCGTCGCTCGCCGTGCAGACCATGCCGAGAATTGCGGTCGCAATGGTGCGGATAGGGCGTGCGCCGCCCGGAATTTCGATAACGCGTGTGCCGTGAAAGTAATCAGCGGGCATTAGGAGTCCTTTATATAAGAAAGTGAAGCGTTGAAAGAGCGGGGGTTGTGCTTATTCGGAAGCAGCGTTACTCGTCAATGGTTGGGCTACCTTGGGGAGCATGTCAGCGTATTTCACTGGCTCATCGGGCCACTTGACGTCGAATGGGAAGGTTTCCCGGTCGAGGGCGCGCGTACACAGGTCCGCGTAATCAGTCCACGAGCGATAGTTGTAGGCGTCCTCGTCCGACAGCTTCCCTGCTGCAAAGTCGTCCGCCTTGCCATCCGTGAACGTCGCGGCCTTGGCAATGCGCGTTGCGTATTCAGCCATAGCGGGCGCACTGGCTTCTTCGTAGTCAACGGGATCAGCCGGCCAAACTACAGAGGCCGGAAAGTCAGGACGCTGCACAACGCGAACCAGATCAAGCTGGTACTTCGACCATGCACGGAAGTAATACGATTCTTCACGCGAGAGCATGCCGGACGCATACGCATCCGATTTACCTGCATTCATATCCCGCGCGCGGGACATGCGCGTTTCGAATTCAGCCATTGCCGATGCGCGTACGTTTGCCGCGACGATAGCGGGATCAAGCTCCCACTTCCCGTCGATCCACGAATGCTGACTGGACGGTCGAGGCGTCAGCGTCAAACCGACTTCTTCCGGCGTAACGCCAGCCATCAGCAATTCAGCCGGTTCGCCGTTCTCCGTGCGATACAGCAGCACGCCGCGATAGTCCGGCTTCAGCGCCCACGCGTTCTTAACAAAGAACGGCCATTGCAGTGCCGCGCGAGTCGGAAGCGGTGCGTCCGTCGAAAATGCAGGCACGAGCCATCGGCCAATGTTCTTCGGGTCCACGTCAGCGAGTCGGCTTGAAATATATTGGCCCGTCGTCGCGTCGTACTGGTGAATCAGCATGTCTGTTTCCTTCTCCGTTATATCGGGTACGGCAAGGCTACGCGTACGCGCAAACCACGCCAATTGCGTTGCGTTGTGACTGTCGCCGGTACATCAGTAAGCCCGGATCATTGCCAGCACGGGGACATTGCGCGGCCTGCCTTCTGTTCCGCCATCCGCGCTTATGGTTGCCGTATGCACGTGAGCGGCGACTCCGTTGACCCCTACGTTATGGCCGTGCGTCCCGGCTCCGTCCGTATCGAAGCCGTGCCCGTGGGCGCCTGACGGATTCGTGTACGGATAGCGCGCGGTATCGATAGAAAACGTTGACTGGTTGCCCACGCCGCGATCCGAGTCAACGACATACGAGGGCACGGGTTGATCCAAACTGTGTACGTGATCGCCGATTGCATATGTGTTGCCGTGGTGCCCGTGCCAGCCTTGCGAATCTGTGTACGCCGTGTGGGTATGGTCACCGCCAGCAGCAATAGTGGCCGCGTGCGTGTGAGAGAGATTTTGTGATGCCTGGTATGCGCCGATCTTTCGGCCCGCGTCAACGCCGCGCGAGTCATCAAAGAAACGCGGGAATTCGCCGCGAAAGTCGGGTAGTCGAAACGTTGTCGCTCCGTCACCGCTTGAAAACGCGCCCCAATTGCTCGCAGACCAAACCGCGTCTGTCACGATGTTCCCTGATGCCTGAGCGTAAGCCCACAGTGCCGGGTAGTCCGCGCGGTTCAGCAGCGCGCCATTGAGCCGCAGGCAACCAGCGCGGACCGTTGCCCGTGCTTCTAAAACTAGAGTGCCGACAAGAATAGCGCTCACGGCAGCAGTAACCCACTCAGTCGTCGCTGCTGCGTTCGAGATATCGCCAGCAGGGGGCGTCAGAACGCGCGCCAAGCCGCTCGAAGTGATGGACGGCACCTGAACGTCACCCGTGAAGCTCGCGCCGCTCAGGGACGCATATCGCGTCGCGGCGGTCTTTGCCGTCAACACCTTTGCGGTATCCGC